TACGAAAGGATTCGTTTTAGCGTCTTCGTAACGTCCGCTGAGTCGGTCGCTAAAACTAATTTGTCTCAGTTCATACAGTTTAGATCAAATTTAAGATAAAAAAAAGGCGATCAAGCGACCACCTTCCCTTTGTTTCACATGAAACATGTGTCAAGAAATACTATAACAAAAAGGGGGCTAACGCCCCCCTTAAGTTTAACTTGAGCCGGGAGACCCGTAAACTCCAAGTGGATCAGAAACTCCGAAAGAGTAACGTTCACGCGCTTTGTAGCGCACGTTACCTGTATCAAAGTCACCGTCCATAGAGGTTTCGAGTGCGGTTCGTTCAAAGTGCTTCATACCATTAGGGATGTCCGTAATGATAAAGAAAGCATTGCTATCAGTCAGATAGTGGTTAACGCTGTAACCTTCTGGGATTGCGCCCATGTTACGGATGGCGTTAATGTCATTGTCTGCTGTGCCAACTCGCTGAGTAGTTTCCAACAGGCGATCTGCTGTAAACATCAAAGCGGGTGGGACAATCAAACTACGAGGACGCGCAGCAATTAACAAGCCTCTTTCATCAGTGAAGGCTGCAATATCAATAATTGCATTTTCCAAAGATGTTTCGTTGAGGTCGGCAGCCGTCACAGGACGGTTGTTGTTTTTGCCACCACTAACCAATGGATGGCCATCGCCACCAGCAACTCCGTCGCCAGATGCAGTGAACAGGTTTACACCGTCACCAGACTGGTAGCTATTAGAGAAGCCATTGTTAAGAGGGAATACCGACTTAACTTGCTTAGTGTATGCCATAGCGCGAGCAAGAGCTTTGGTATAACGGGCAGACAATGAGTCATACAAATTATCTTCCATAGCTTCTTCAGTAATACTGAAGCCCATCGCAATTGTCTCGTGGTTATAACGAGCAGTGAAAGACTCTTGTGCAGCGTCATAACTGATGGCAGAACCTTCAGCTTTGACTGGTGCAGCAGCGAATCCAGACAGTTTTACTTCTTCCTCGAAAGAACGATCAGAGCTTTCAGTCTCATAAATGAGAGTGTGCTCGTCTTCGTATTTTTCATACTCCAAACCAAATAAGGCATTAAGCCCCGGCAGGAGTTCTTTAAGCATTTGCGCTCTTGAAATAGCCATTACTTAATTCTCCTTATACGCCAAGCTTGGTTTCGTAAGCGTGACTTAAAGGCAGATAGGTCACAATACAGTCCGTGAAGGCATCGCCTACAGCACTGGTTGGGCCATCTACGAAGTCAACGATACGCAGTGGTAGTGTATTAGTCGTTGCGATAGAACCGCCATCTAAGGCGTTTCGGCTTCGACCGATTGAGGTTGATCCCGCAGTACTAACTGCTGATACGTTATTGCCCAATCCAGTTTGAGCGATTGCTTCGTCGCCCTGCATCCGGAACAGTAACTTAGGATCATCAACAACATAAGCAACAATATCCGAAGCAGCAGTTGAAGCTGGGAAGTATTGAGCAAATGTTTTCTGGTTGGTGTTAGGGTCTGTGTAAGCACAACCTACAAAGATTCCAACGGTGCCAGCAACAACAGAAGTTGTTACAGCGGCTTTTTCAACAGTGCCGGCGGCAACTAGCTTTACGAAATCTCCGTAAAAGATAGCTGTACCATAACCACTTGCGATTTTGATATGACGAACTTTGCCCGTAAACGAGCCGCTCGAACTCAAAGTATCAACTGGTTCGGCACCCATAGGGGTTGCAGTAGTAGCCATTATTGGCCTCCTTACTAATTAGAAGCCTCCCTTTTAGGGATTAACTTCTGCCAAATGTTGTTCTCGTATTTCGCTCAGGTTTCATAAGCGGCATACGAGGGTCATTTTCACGCAAGAAGTTGTTATCAACAGATTCCATTTGATTTGCTGCAACTTTTTCAAAGTGTCTGGTTCGTGATTTGATCTTCTCCGCAGGAGCTTTACAAAGTAACAAACCGCCAACTTCGACGTTGCCTACAAATCTTGAGTTCAAGTCTGACTGAAGTTCTAGCTCTGGATGATCTTCTGCCTTTACAGGAATCCAACCTTCTCTCATTGATCTAGAAACATTCGTATTATCAGCTTGACCTAGGATGCTGGTCCGAATCCAACGGAACGTCCAACCATCCTGCTCTCTGGGCGTAGGCAAAATTGATGCCGGAACCCAACTGTCATCTTGTCGATAGTGTTCTTCTTTTCGCGTGTCGCTTTCTCTAGGGGTGCGCTCTGCTGCCATTACCATTCTCCTTTAGAGCATTTCGGCGTGTCGGGCATACTGTTCATTCGTTAACCCAAGTCTCTTGGCGAGGGCTACTTGGGTGGCCGTTAACCGTACTTTGCGCGGTTTGGAACCATTATTCCTTGCGGAAGATGCCACCACCGTCGAGGCTCGATTAGTTGTCACGGTCGCGCTACGGCTATTTGTATCGCTTGAATCCAACCAATCGTAATCTGGAAATGCTGATCTTACCTTGGTATCTATATAATCAAAATACTCTTTTGATCTTACATCAACCCCTGATCGAACAGCCTGCGTGTGCGCTCCATACGCCAACGCAGTCATATCTTCATGGCCTTCGGCCATAAACCAATTATTCTTTTGAGCCCATTGCTCTGCCTCTGGTGTAACTTGAGGTTGAACTTGCTGCTGTGCAGCTACATTCTGAGCAGCTCTTCTTGCAATATCTTGTTGATAAGCCTGCTGCTGGTAAGCCTGAGCATTTTGAGACTGGGTATTTAAATTACTTCTATACCTTTCAATCTCAGCTATCTCAGATTGAGCCTTAAGCATTTGCTCTTGAGTATTTACCACGGCATCCGTATCGCCTTCTTCGTAGGCTTTTCGGTATCCGTCCTTTGCTTGTGCAAGGTGTAGTTGGGCTCTTTCTCTAATCTGCTCAACTAAAGCAGCTTCACCTCTGCTTATTAAAGACTCTTGTTCTTGAGCTTTACTAGCATACTGCTGAGCAACTTTAACAGCTTCCTCTCGCATTCTTTCTGCGGATTCTCGCTGTCGGCGCTCCTCATGATAATCAAACTTAAGCTTGTTAAGCCTTTTCTGAACTTTGTCAGAATAGTCGCCAAGCTCCTCGTCATCATCTCCAGAGGACTGTGAAGCTTTCGCGGGTCTCCTGTCTTCTTGCGGACGGTCATCAACAATTTCAAACTCGTACTCGCTAGACTCAGAGCCCGTTTCAGCTTTCTTCTTTTTTCCGTGCGTAGTCTTTATGCCGAAAAATTTTTCTTCTGGGCTGTGGGTGTAATCTTCTTCAGAGCTTTGATCGTCTATTAATTCGCTCATGCTTTAACAATCCCCCTTGGATCTTCAACAACAGCTTCAACGCTATCGTCGTTAATCAACCTAAACTCTTTACCGTGAACTTTGAATCGAGTACCTGAGTAAGACCTCATGATAATCCAATCGCCATCTTCGCAAAAAGCACCGGAAGGAAATCTGTTAGCATCTGCATAACAATCTGGCCCCATTTTAAGAACCATACCACAGATAGAACCAAGCTCTTCTTCTTGAATAGTTTTCTTGGATTTAATAATCCCGCCGTCATATTCTGAATCGGGATCTGGGAGCGCAATCAAAATCTTATAGCCTTTAGGCTCCGGAAGTTGGTTTGCGTTTCGAGACTCTTCAGTCTCTATTGGCTGAGCAGCTTCGCTCATATCTCCTCCTTTGCATCAGGATAACGCCTGAAGTCGCATGCACTAGGGAAACGCCTAGAGTCGTTATTGCGCTTTCTCGTATCGAGCTTTAGCGTCCAAGATTTATCGCTCCGATTGAGCCAAACCTTGAATTACACCACAGCACTTAGTGTACTCTGGGTAATCTTTACATCCGCCACCAATCATGTGGTCGCTAATGTCATTCATTTGATCTCTAACATTTGACCTTAAATAGTCAAATATGTCCACTTCTTTTGTCATTTATTTCCCATAATGTCTTTTGCAACTTGTACGCCAAGTTTTGCTCCAGCTATCTGATCTTCTACGGCTATCCGTGCTGACTCCAGTTCTTCCTTAGAGTTTGTTTCAGCTATCTTAGCCCCAAGCTTTGCTGTCTCTAGCCGTTCTTGCTGATCCAATCGCTCTTTATCAATCTCGGATTTCATTGCAAGCTTCTGCATATCTAGCTGTATCTTAGCCATTTCGGCTTGGGCTCGCTGCTGAACTTCTTGTTGTTTAATCTGAAGCTCTTGTTGTCGCATTTGAACAATAGGGTCTTGCGCTT